CTAATTAAATGTCAAGGCTAACTCAAGCAATAGCGTTTTTAAACATTAATTCAAGCGATTTAACGAACGATTGGATTAAAACTAACCTAACTGACATTACTGTTACTGAAAGTTTACGACAACTAAGGAAAACACGAATGAAAGAAAAGCGTTTAATTAATTTGGATAATAAAAAATAATGTTTTATATTTGCGTATCTAAGTTCAGGTTAGATGTTTTATTGGATTTCTTTAAATCACTATATGACCCTATCCGACCTGAACAGAAGATAGGGTTTTTTATTTACATAGCAGTTGTATAAGTTGAACTGCGTTACCAAAAACAACTCTCGACATAAACGCTTGTTAAAACAAATCCCGCAATGTTTTACGCTTAACAACGGGTACTGCATACCGAAAGGTTAAAATAACAAGTGAGCCAAAATGCCAAGTGTGAAAACACGAATAAATAAGAAGTGGTCGCAGAGGGAAGTGTTATGTTCGGGACCAACCTTGTATTTAAAGGTTTAAATGCTGAGTGATATATGCAGTATAAAAGCGAAGCTATAAAAAAAAGTATTAAATTAGCCAAAAACACGAATTAAAAAATGGCAAAAGTAGGAAGACCAAGAAACTTAGATAGCCCCGAACAACTATATGGACTATTTGAAAAGTATAAAGCCAACGTAAAGGCGAACCCAAGAATAAAATATGTATACGGTGGTAAAGACTTTGAAGAAAGAGCAGAGCCACTTGAATGCCCTTTAACAATGGAGGGATTTGAAATATTCTGCTGGGATGAAGTAGGATGCGTTGAGGACTATTTTAAGAACACCGATAAAAGATATTCAGAATATACTCCCATCTGTTCACGCATACGCAAAGAAATACGCCAAGACCAAATAACTGGCGGTATGGTAGGGCAGTACAATCCAAGTATTACACAGCGTTTAAACAACTTAAAAGAACAAGTAGAACAAACGAACATTGAACAACCTTTATTCAAATTAGATGCTGACGATAACCAATGAGTGCAATATGGAACTTATGAAACGGTATCCTGATAATTATTTTGATTTGGCAATAGTTGACCCGCCTTATGGTGCAGATTGTAATTTAAAAGGTGGTAGTTCCTCAAACGGTACAAACGGTTGGAATGGAACAATGAAAAAAGCAAATGAATGGAATAATAAACCAAGTAAAGAATATTTTAAAGAGTTGTTTAGAGTAAGTAAAAATCAAATTATTTGGGGTGGAAATTATTTTACAGAATTTTTAAAACCAAGTCAGGGTTGGATAATTTGGGATAAAGGACAAAGAGGTTTTAGTTTGGCTGATGGCGAAATGGCGTGGACTTCTTTCAACAAAGCAATGCGTATATTTGAATTTAGTAGAGCGGGTTGTATTAAAAGCAACAATACAATGACTGAAAAATTCCATCCTACTGCTAAGCCTTACGAACTTTATAAATATTGTTTAGACAAATACGCAAAACAAGGCGACAAAATACTTGACACTCACTTAGGAAGTGGGAGTATTGCAATAGCCTGTCACGATTATGGTTTTGACTTAACAGCTTGTGAACTTGATAAAGAGTATTTTGATAAAGCTATGCAAAGAATAAATAACCACACAGCACAAACTAAATTGTTTGTATGATAGTAACAACAGCGATTCGTAAAATAAACTCTTTAAAAAAACGGATTAAAATAATTCAAGGCGGAACAAGTGCTGGGAAAACATACGGAATACTTCCGATATTAATAACAAAGGCGGCTACATTTCCACGAACTGAAATAAGCATAGTTGCTGAAACAATACCACACTTGCGTAGAGGAGCGTTAAAAGACTTCTTACGCATTATGAAAGACACTGGGCGTTACTTTGATGAACGTTTTAATAAATCACTTTTAAGATACGAATTTGCAAATGGAAGTTTTATTGAATTTTTTAGTGCGGATGATAGCTCTAAGTTACGTGGTGCTCGGCGTGACATTCTTTATATTAACGAATGCAATAATGTTACCTTTGAGTCTTATAATGAACTTGCTATACGTACTAAAAAAGAAGTATTTTTAGACTTCAACCCAGCTAACGAATTTTGGGTACATACCGAACTAAAAGACGAACCCGACGCAGACTTTATAATCTTAACCTACAAGGACAATGAAGCTCTTGATAAGTCAATTATTGACCAAATAGAAAAGAATCGCGAGAAAGCCTCTACAAGCACGTACTGGGCTAATTGGTGGCGTGTGTATGGGTTAGGTGAAATTGGAATGCTTGAGGGCGTTATATTCAGCAACTGGAAACAAATTGATAAAGTCCCAAGCGATGCGAGATTGATAGGAATTGGACTTGACTTTGGATACACGAATGATCCTACGGCAGCAGTTGAAGTTTATACATGGAACGGACAAAGAATCTTAAATGAACTTGTGTATCGAACTGGAATGATAAACAGCGACATAGCTAAAGTGTTACCTGACAACGTACCGATATATGCTGATAGCTCCGAGCCTAAATCAATCGAAGAGATTAGACGCTACGGAAAGACGATTAAAGGCGTAACAAAAGGCAAGGACTCGATAAACTTTGGTATTCAAATAATGCAAAGCCAAGAGTATTTAGTAACGTCAAACAGCACCAACCTAATCAAAGAATTACGCGGTTACATTTGGGACACTGATAAAACTGGCGTTCGTTTAAACAAGCCTATTGACTTCAACAACCACAGCATTGACGCAGCACGTTACCACGAAATGGAAGTGTTGGGAGTTAACCCGCATTATGGTCAGTATTTTATTCATTAATTTACATAAATGACAGATGACCTACCGTTAATGGTGCGCACAGTTGAGAAATTCATCTTAGAAAAGAAAGGTATTCGCATAAAAATAGTATTTGATGACCCTATGAAAATACGAATCCACACAAAAATGTTAGGCCAAGCCTTTGATATTGCCTTAGCTTACTACAATTATCAAATATAAAGTTATATAAATATGAAAACGGAAATAGTAATTCCAACAACGCTTAGTGAGATACCATTAATGAATTACCAAAAGTTCATGAAATTGGTTGAGGGTTCAAACGATGAAGAATTAATAGCTCAAAAATCTATTGAAATTTTCTGCGGTTTAAATATGCGTGACGTACTCAAAATAAAATGGAGTGATGTTGTTGGATTAGCTAATCATTTTAACGAATTATTCCAGCAAAAGACGGATTTCAAAACCACGTTTAAAATAAAAGACATGGAATTCGGTTTCATTCCTAATTTGGAAGATATGAGTTTTGGTGAGTATGTAGACTTAGACCACAATATCGGTAAGGTTGAAACATTCCATAAAGCAATGGCGGTTCTTTACAGACCGATAACCAAAAAAACGAAACAAGGCACTTACGAAATAATGCCGTATTCAGGAACGGATGAATTTGCTGAGTTAATGAAATACACTCCTTTGGATATTGCTATGGCAGCATCGGTTTTTTTTTATCATTTAGGAAACGACTTAGTTCAAGCTTCGCTTACCTCTTTGGAAGTGGAGATGAAGAAGAACAAGGAACTCAACACGACTATTCAGAACGGACTCAATTCAATAAGCAATGGGGATGGTATAATTCAATCTATGCACTCGCTAAAGGAGACGTTACAAAGTTTGATGAAGTTACCAAATTGGGAATACGGAAGTGCCTTACCTACCTTACTTACGAGCGACAGCGAACTGAAATTGAAAATAGAGAATTAAAAAGAAAATTTAAAAATGGGTAATTATTATAATTTACTGGACACGTTAAAAGGACACTTCGATAATGACGCGTTTATAAACACAATTACGGAGGGCGATATATTTGCGGTTGATTTATCTAAACAAACGATATTTCCGTTGGCTCATTTGATAGTTAACTCAAGTTCAATTGAAAATAATATCATTCGTTTTAATGTATCTATTTTATGTATGGATATTGTTGACATTTCAAAGAACGAAAACACGAATATATTTATCGGAGACAACAACGAACAAGACGTTTTAAATACAATGTTTGCAGTTCAAAATAGGCTTTACGAAAGTTTAAGACGTGGATCGTTATTTAGCGATAATTTCATGGTAGATGGTAACGCAAGTTGTGAGCCATTTGCTGAACGCTTTGAGAACTATTTAGCTGGATGGACAATGACACTTGATATTTTAGTTCCTAACTCAATGACTATTTGCTAATGAGTGAAACACTAAAAGCCTTACAGAAATTTAGAGATGAAGTTGTTAGCCAAGCGAAAGCCGAATTAAAGCGACAAAATAAAGA